GTTTTTTAAAGAAAAGACTAAGAGATGCAATGAACCAACATGCTGATCATATAGCAACTGGTGCATGTAAAGATTACAGCGATTATCAAAAAATGGCTGGCGTTATCGAGGGATTAGCCCTTGCAGAAAGAGAAGTATTAGATTGGACTGAAAAACATTTAAAATAAGGACTCGACCCTTAGTCGTGCAAAAATATGGCAAAAGTAAAACAAATACCTAAAGAAAAACCACCTATAGAGCTAGATACCAAAAGTCAATTACCTGAACCGAAAGGTTGGAAGTTGTTAATTGCAATGCCACAGGCTAAAGAAAAAACTGATGGCGGTATTATTAAAGCAGCACAAACAAGAGATATTGAAGAAACTTCAAATATTTGTGGTTATGTATTAAAAATAGGTCCTGATGCTTATAGAGATTCTAAAAGATTTCCAAGTGGAGCTTGGTGCAAGAAAGGAGATTGGGTATTATTCCGAGCTTATTCTGGCACTCGTATAAGAATGTACGATCAAGAGTTTCGCTTAATTAATGACGATACTGTGGAAGCAGTCGTTGATGATCCTACAGGAGTAGTTAGAGCATGAGTGAAGCAGAAGAGCAAGAATTTGATTTACAGTCTCAAGAAAATAAATTTTTTGGGGTAAAAACAGAAATCAATACATCTAAGCCTGAATTAGAAATTGAAGTTGTTGATGATAGACCTGAAGAAGATCGCAGAGAGAAAAAAATAACAACAGAAGAAATTGATATTAATGATGATTCATTAGATCAAGAAATTTCAGATTATAGTAAACGTGCTGGTGAACGTATAAATAAAATTAAATACGAATACCATGAAGAACGTAGAGCTAAAGAAACAGCATTAAGAGAAAACCAAGAAGCAGTTCATCGTTTAAAAACAATGATGACAGAAAATGAAAAACTTCAAGCAATGGTTAATCAAGGTGGTGAAGCTCTTAATAAACAAGCACTCAATAATGCTCAATGGGCAAAACATAATGCTCAGTCTGAATTTAAAAAAGCTTATGATGAAGGCGATGCAGATAAAATGGTTGAAGCACAAGAATTGCTTGCAAAAGCTACTTATGCAGAACAACAATCATCTGGTTATGCTCAATCAGTACAAAATAAAATAAACGAAAATAAACCAGTTGAAGAAGCACCAAAACGTCAACTTGATCCTGATATGCAAGAATGGTCAAATAAAAACACATGGTTTATGGGTACTGATCCAAATCATAGAGAAATGACTTCATACGCTATGGCTATAGATCAAAGCTTAAAAAATAGAGGAATTGATCCAGCTACAAAATCTAAAGAATATTATAAACAAGTCGATGTAGAAATGCGTAATCGATTTCCACAATTTTTCGGTGTTGATTCAAATACACAACAATTTGTTGAAGAAACACCAAAACGACAACCAGCTAATGTTGTCGCACCCGCTTCGAGGAATAGTGGGAAAAAACCTCGCTCAATACGTCTGACTCAGAGTCAAGTAGCTATCGCTAAGAAACTTGGAATAACTCCAGAGTCATATGCAAATCAACTCATACGGGAGAGTTAAAATGTCAGAAGATAATTATATTAATCAAACAAACAATAACGATAAAGTAATAGAAACTTCTGATAAAAATCCTGCAGATCAAGAGCGTAACCCTAGAGGTGTTGATAGCCGAGAAGCTACACAAAGAATACAAAGTTGGGATAATCCATCAAATTTACCAAGTCCTACTGAAGAAGCTGGATGGGTTTTTAGGTATATTAGAACAAGCTTGTTAGGTAATACTGACAATCCTAATGTATCCAAAAAATTCAGAGAAGGTTGGCTTCCTTGTAGGTTAGAAGATCATCCAGAATTACAAATCCATATGATGGATCACAATTCTGAATGGGCTAAAAAAGGTAATGTAGAAATTGGTGGACAATTATTATGTAAGATGCCAAAAGATCAAGCGAAAGCTAGAGATGAGCATTTCCAAAACATTGCTCATACACAAATGGAATCTGTAGACAACGCATACTTTAAAGATCAAGATTCTAGAATGCCGACCAAACAAGTGTTTGAACGCAAAACTAGAACAACATTTGGAAGTGATTCTTAGAGTCACTTATTTTTATTTAAAATCTCAGGAGAGATAATTATGTCAGCAACAGCAACTCCTCACGGAGCTTTACCTGTTGGATCATTAGTATCTAGCCCATTCAACTCCAAAATTACACACTATAAAATTAAAAATGCTTATGGCACTTCTATATTTTTCGGTGACTTTGTAAAATGGGGTGATGACAACCCTAATACTACTATCCAAAAAGATACTGGTACTACGGCTTGTACACCTATAGGAATATTTATGGGTTGTGCTTATACTGATCCAACTACAGGACAATTTACACCAAGCCAATATTATCCTGCTTCAATAGCAGCAGATGATATTGTAGCTTATGTAGCGTCAGACCCTTTCGTTATTATGCAAATGCAATGCGATGGTGCAGCAGACCAAGATGATCTTGGTAAAAACTGTGCAGTAGCATTAACGGCAGGATCAACGGCAATAGGTCGCAGTAAGAATGTCGTAGACATTTCTACTGTAGCAACTACTAACACACTACCTTTAAAGATTATTGATTTTGTCGATGGTCCTGATAGTGCAGTTGGTGATGCTTTTACAGACGTATTGGTTATGTTTAACGTAGGTCATCAGTTGTTAAATACAACTGGTATAGGATAAGGGGTATTAGCATATGGCTATTTCAAGAGCGCAAGAGCTACATCAACTCCTTCCGGGCTTAAACGCCTTATTTGGAGACGAGTACGCTCGTTATGACAATCAACACGAAGAAATCTATACAACAGAGAACTCTGAAAGATCGTTTGAAGAAGAACTCAAGTTGTCAGGATTTGGTGCAGCACCAGTTAAAGATGAAGGCGCAGCTATCAATTATGATACTGCTCAAGAATCTTTTGTGGCACGTTACACCCACGAAACAATTGCAATGGGATACGCGATTACAGAAGAAGCAATGGAAGATAATCTCTATGTTTCACTTTCTGCTCGTTACACCAAAGCACTTGCTCGTGCTATGTCTTACACAAAACAAGTTAAGTCAGTTTTTCCACTTAACAATGGTTTTACCAACAGTTTTCAAGGCGGAGATGGTGTGAATTTATTTACAGCATCTGGCGATGGAGTTACTGGTGGTGATGGACATCCATTGGTTAATGGTGGTAAAAACAGCAATAGACCAGCGACTGCTGCAGATTTAAATGAAACATCTCTAGAAGATGCGGTCATTCAAATTGGCAAGTGGACTGATGAAAGAGGTCTAAAGATTGCGGCACGACCAAGAAAATTGATCGTTCCTAGTGATCTTCAATTCGTTGCTACTCGCTTGTTGCAAAGTGATTACAGAGTCGGTACTGCTGACAATGACATCAATGCAGTTAAAACAAATGGAGTGATACCAGAAGGCTACTCAGTTAATAATTATTTAACTGACACTAATGCTTTCTTTATTGTTACAGATGTTCCTGATGGCATGAAGATGTTTGTTAGAAGTCCTATGACCACCAATATGGATGGTGACTTTGATACTGGTAATGTTAGATACAAAGCTAGAGAAAGATACTCCTTCGGTGTATCTGATCCGCTAGGTGTCTGGGGTTCTCCGGGTAGTTCGTAAGAAGTAATGGGAGACTCAGCAATGGGTCTCCCTTTTTTTATATCTAGGAAATTTTAATTGTCTATCAACTGACCTAGCAGACTTTGCCAAGATGATAGATTTATTCTCTTTAGGAGGGAACATGGCTAATACAACTTTTAATGGACCAGTTCGGTCCGAGAATGGTTTTAAGACCATTGATACAAACACAACAACAGGTGCAATTACTGATGGTTTAGTAATAAACGCAGATGGTAATATTTTTACAGATGCTGGTGGACATACACAATATGTTGCAGCAACTGGATATGGACCTGCTGATTTTATTGTAGGTAAAGGCGGTAGCCAATATGGTACTGTTGATCCTTTCACATCAGGACTTACTCAGTTATTTCCACTAGGCAGTAGATTACTTTATGGTAATACTGTTTATGCATATGGTAGATTAGCAGCATCAGCAGTTACAGCAGGTAAATGCGTAACTCATGCAGCTTCAATCGCTCATCACTTTGATTTAACTCCAACTGCAGGTGTAGCCGCAGGTGAGACAGCTATATCAGTAGAAACTGCTGGTACAGACATAACGCTAAATCAATATGCTGGCGGATACCTTTATGTGAACGATGCAGCAGGTGAAGGTCAGATGCTTAGAATAGAATCTAACCCAGCACATGACCATTCAGCAGACCCATCAATAGTGATTACTTGTTATGATGATTTAGCTACAGCTATAACAACATCTTCAAGAATTACATTAATTCCTGATCCTCGCAGTGCGCAAATTGTTCAAGCCGCTACCACTACAGGCGCTACACTAGGTGTAACTGTTGTCGATATGGCAGCAAGTGCTTATGGTTGGTTCGCAGTATCAGGTCCACAAGCTGTATTAACTTCAGGTACATTAGTTGTGGGTAACCACGCCGTTCCTTTAGGTGCAGCAGGAGCAGTAGGACCAGCCGCAGGAGATGTGATTCAAGTAATTGGTACTGTTATGATTGTAAATGTAACCACTGATTATTCACTCATTAACCTTACTGGTATCATCTAGGAGCATATAATGGCTAAATCAGATGTAAAAGCGGTTACTATAACTGCAGACACAGTAGCCTTAGATGCAGATGGAATCTCCGCAGCAGCGTCAGTCGGAAATAACGCAGCACTTACTATAGGTGGTGCGTTAGCTGACGGAGGTTCTGTTACACTCAGTCATGGGAGGGTAGTTACTATCCTCTCGGCTGGGAATGATGCAGCTAAATCGTTTACTGTTACAGGAACTGATGTTAATGGGGATGCTCAAACAGAGTCCATTACAGGTGCTAATGCTGGTACAGCTACTGGTACTAAATACTTTTTAACTATATCGGGTATTTCAGCAGTAGGTAATCCAGCAGGTAATGTTTCAGCAGGAGTTAATGGTTCAGCCGCAGATGTTATATTTGCAGGTAGAAGTAGACTTAAAGGCATTTATCTAACCAGTACAGCAACTGCAGGTACTGTTGATTTCTTAAACACTTCTCCTTCAGGAACAAGTATTATGGGATTAAGTTCTGTTGGTGATGCTGATGCAACAAGAGATGTAGTCATACCAGAAGAAGGTGTTATATTTACTTCAGGCATCTATATTCAGTACACTGTATCTACTTTTCTTACAATGACAGTATTTCACGCATAAGGAATTATTATGTCTAATACATATGTAATATCAGAAACTGGTGAATTTCCAGCACAATATAAAGTTCTTAGATTAGATGATGATGGTATCTATCGACCTGTTTTTGGTCCTGATCCTGATTTAACTGATGCAGAACGAAAGTGTGGAGAAATGAATCAAGATAGAGCTAAAAATAATAAAGGTCATTTTATAGCTGATGACCCATCTACTCCAGAAGTAAATGAAGCTTATGTTGGTGGTAAAGCTCCAGTTAAGAAAGCTAAAAAGAAAGCTAAAAAGAAAGTTTCTAAAAAAAAGTAATTTAATTGTTGTTTAATATTTATGATACCCTTGAAATACAGGGTGTTATATTTAATCTATGGGGAAAGAAATGCCGAAGAAAAAAAATGGTTTAAAGAAAAAAAATGAAATGATGTCTGGTTATATGGGTGGTGGTATGATGCCAAAAGCACCTATGAATAACATGATGCCAAAAGCACCTATGAGTCAAATGTTTCGTGGTGGCGGTATGGTTAAAGATACTACTCCATCTTACAAAGATATGGTTCAAAAGATGTATGGTGGTGGAATGACTAGTCCTGCTATGAAAAAGAATAAATAACTAGTTATTCTTCTTTATGAAAAGAAAAAGAGAAAACCCTATACGAAAAACTACTAAGGGTAAAGGCGCTAACTATCGCCCTACAAAAAGTGGTGCTGGAATGACTGCTAAAGGTGTAAAAGCCTATAGAGCAGCAAATCCGGGAAGTAAGTTAAAGACTGCTGTTACAGGTAAAGTAAAAAAAGGCAGTAAGGCTGCTAAACGTAGAAAGTCTTATTGTGCAAGGTCAGCAGGACAATTAAAGAATAGTTCAGCTAAAACGAGAAATGATCCTGATTCAAGGATAAGACAAGCTCGTAGAAGATGGAAATGTTAAGGAAAGTCAATGGCTACTAGTGGAACAAATGCATTTAATTTAGATATAGGTGATATTTTAGAAGAAGCCTATGATTTGTGTGGACTAGAATTACGCACAGGTTATGACTATCGTGGTGCTAAAAGAGCTTTAAATTTAGTTTTTCTAGAATGGCAAAACAAAGGATTAAACCTTTGGACTATTGCACAAGGCTCATCTACATTAACTGCTGGCACTAATACTTATAATTTAGATGCATCTGCTATGGATGTTATAGATGCATTTATTAGGACTAATTCTGGTGATACTAGTAAACAGTTTGATCAAAGATTAACTCGTATATCAAGAACAGAATATAATCACCAAGCTACAAAATTAACACAATCACGACCTACTCAATTTTATGTAGATAAAAATACAGGAACTAATAGTATTGTATTATGGTCAACTCCTGATAGTGCTGAAACATATACACTAATATACGATTACGTTAAAAAAATTGAAGATGTAGGTACAGCAGCTAGTAATAATGCAGATGTTCCTACAAGATATTTACCATGCTTAACTTATGCTCTTGCTCATAACATTGCTTGTAAATCACCTGAAGCACAAGTAAGAGTTCCTATGATTAAACAAAGATATGATGAATTGTGGAGAGACGTTAGTGATGCAGATAGAGAAAAAGCATCAATACGTTTTGTTCCTGATCTTAGTTATCTAAATTAGTCATGGCTTACGCAAGAGGAAAAAAAGCATTAGGTATTTGTGATCGTTGTGGATTTACTTTTAAATTAAATAAATTATTTTATCAAATTGAAGATTCAAGAAGAAACGGACAAAGAGTTTGTACTGAATGTTTAGATGAAGATCAACCACAACTTAAATTAGGTCGATTAAATATTAGTGATCCAGAAGCATTATATAATTCAAGACCTGATACTGGAGAGTCATCATCTACAAGATATTCATCATTTAATCCAATAGGTGGTGGAGTAACTGCATTTGGTTCAAGTACAATGGGATTAACTATAAATGCTAAATTAGGCAAAATAACTGTGAGTACAAACTAATGGCATGGACATTTACAACATTAAAACAATCTATACAAGATTATACTAATAATACTGAAACTACTTTTGTAAATAATTTAGATGAATTTATTGTAGAAGCAGAAGAAGCTATTATTAAATTAGTTGATTTACCTTACTTTAGAAAAAGTGTAACAGGTCAATTAACCTCTGATAATCAATATCTTACAATGCCTACTGATTTTTTAGCACCTTATTCATTAGCTATAGATAATAGTGGTTATGAATATTTGTTATTTAAAGATGTAAGTTTTATGAGAGAAGCTTATCCATCAAGCAGTACAACAGGTATTCCTAAGTATTATGCTATGTTTAATAATGAAAGTTTTATTGTTGCACCTACTCCAAGTTCAAACTTAACGGCTGAGTTACATTATAGATATAAACCTGCATCCATTACTGTTACTAGTGATGGTACAACTTGGATAGGAACTAATGCATCTGATTGTTTGTTGTATGGAAGTTTAGTTGAGGCTTATACCTTTATGAAAGGTGAAGCTGATGTATTAGCAAACTATAAAGAAAGGTTTGCTTTAGCCATAGATAGATTAAAAGTATTAGGCGAAGGCAGAGATACTAAAGATAATTACAGATCAGGACCACCAAGAAAACCAGTAACTTAATGTTAAAAGAACCAATTAAAGAATTAAAAGGTAAAAAAATTGCTATTGTAGCAATGGGTAGAAGTCAGATAGATTTTCATTTATCTCAAGTTCATAGTGTTAAATTTGATGAAGTATGGGCAATAAATGCAATGATTGGTGTTGTACCTAACATTAATAGAGCATTTATATTAGACCCAATGAGTCGTTTTTTAGATACATATGATGCTGGTGATATGACTGATATGATGAAAAGAATTTTGCCAAAAGTTACTTATCCAATTTATAGTTGCGAAGTAGATAAAAGAGTTCCAGCTATAGAAGAATTTCCTTTATCTATATTAATCAATGACTTATCTTGTTCTTATTTTAATAATACAATAGCTTACTCAATTGCATTTGCTTTATGGAACAAAGTTAAGGCAATAAATATATTTGGTGTAGATTTTACTTATAAAAACAATATGCATTTTGCAGAAGCAGGTAGAGCGTGTTGTGAATTTTGGATTTCTAAGTGTTTAGATAATAAAATTGATGTATCTATTGCACCTAATTCTAATTTATTAGATACAAACGTACATTTAAAAGATAAGCTATATGGTTATCATAGATTGAAAGACCCTAAAATTAGTTATCAAAATGATTTAGGTTTGCAAGTCTGTAAATGGAGCGAGATAACTCAAGAAGAAAATAAACCTATTGGAATGATAGGTAGAGAAGATTTACAAATTAATAACATACCAGAGCCGAATAAATACTAATGCAAACAGATGAATTTAAAATTTCAGTAGGAAACTTAGGTGTAACTACTACAAACAATAGAGGTCATACTTCTGAAGAAGTAGCAAAAATGGCTACCGATAAGATTATATCTATTAGTGATACAGCACCAGAATCTATAAAAGCACAAGCCCATGCATTTAAAAGCTTATGTCATACTGTTATTAATTTTTATATGAAAGAAGCAATTAAGAATCATATGTGTACGATAGGTAATCAACTAGAACAACAAGGTCATAAAGACCTAGCCAACATCATTAGGAGACTTTAACTATGGCTATCACCCAAGCAATGGCAACCTCATTTAAAAAAGAACTGTTAGAAGCAAAACACAATTTTTTACTTTCTGGTGGCAACGATTTTAAACTAGCACTATATACATCAAGTGCCACAATGTCGGCATCTACAACAGCCTACACAACAACTAACGAAGCAAGTGGTACAAACTATACCGCTAAAGGTGCATCTTTAACTAGAATTAATCCTACTACTTCAGGAACAACAGCTTTTACAGATTTTGCAGACCTTACATTTGGAACAGCTACTATAACTGCAAGAGGATGCATGATATTCAATGATACAGCTTCTGGTGATCCAACAGTTGCAGTTTTTGATTTTGGAGGCGATAAAACTTCAACAGCAGGTTCATTTACAATTACGTTTCCAACAGCCGATGCTTCAAATGCAGTAATTAGAATAGCGTAAACATAAATGGCTACTGGATGGGGTCGCAGTACATGGGGTGATGGACCGTGGGGTGCAACTGCAGTATCTGTTGCTGTTACAGGTTTAGCTGGAACTACTGCATTAGGAAATGAAGCTAGTGTAACTGGTGATTGTAACCTAACAGAAACAGGATTAGCAGGTACTGGCGCAGTTGGTACTATAGTCGCTTCTGGATTTGCAATACAAGGAGTTAGTGGTACAGCATCAACAGTAGGACTAGGTGATGAAACTGTAACTTGTGATGCTAATATTTTTCCTACAAATGTAGTAGGAACAACAGCAATAGGTAGTGTCAGTACAATTACTGACAATATACTTTCAATAACAGGACTAGTAGGAACTACATCTTTAAATGGTGTTACAACATTAGCTGATGCTAATGTATCTACAACAGGAGTTTTAGCTACAGGTGTTGTAAATACTAATAATTTACTTGTATGGGGAGAAGTAGACACTTCTCAAACTTCTAATTTTTCAACAATTTCTACAACTCAATCTCCTGATTGGAGTCAAGTTGCATAATGGTATATAATTTTTTAATGAGGAATAAAAATGGCTAGTACATATGTTAATGATCTTAGGCTCAACGAACTTGCTACAGGTGATGGTAGTGGAACGTGGGGTACTACAACCAATACCAACCTAGAACTAATTGCAGAAGGTCTTAGTTACGGAACTGAGGGTATAACAACTAATGCTGATACCCACGCTTCAGTTGTAGCAGATGGAGCTACTGATCCTGTGCGTTCTATGTATATTGAATATACAGGCACACTAGATTCAGCCTGTACTATTACCATAAGCCCAAACACAATTAACAGAATGCACTTTATCGAAAACGGTACAAGTGGCTCACAAAATATTATTATTTCACAGGGTACTGGTGCTAACGTAACCATACTGCCCGGTGATACTAAAGCAGTTTACCTAGATGGCGCGGGAAGTGGTGCAGCAGTTGTTGATGCTTTTGCTAATCTTAGCGTAGTAGATTTAAGAGTAGATGATGATCTTACAGTTACAGATGATGCCGCCATAGGCGGTGATTTAGCCGTTAC